GTCGCACTTGGTAAAGTATAAGTATAAGTTCCATTTCCTATTGTACTACTAAAGTTTACATTGCCATAAAGATTGTTATTTGTTCCATCATAACGATATCTTACGTTACCTGCTCCGTCTGCTAAAACAATATTATTTGCCATTGCAGCAGTACCTGTAAATTGTCCAATGATTGTATTGTTTGAACCAGTAGTTATTCCGCCACCACTTGCATAGCCTATATAAGTATTATTAGAGCCTGTTGTATTATTAGTTCCAGCTACTTGACCAACTGCGGTATTATTTGAACCTGTTGTGTTATTATATAAAGATGCAGTTCCTAATGCATTATTATATGTTCCTGTTGTGTTAGATAATAATGCGTTTACACCAATAGCTGCATTAAAGAACCCTGTTGTATTATAACCTAAAGCATTATAACCAACAGATGTATTTCCATATCCTGTTGTATTTGTTAACAAAGAAAAATTACCTATTGCAGTATTTAAAGTACCTGTTGTATTTACTGGCAATGCACTTGAACCAATAGCAGTATTACTTGCAATTGCACCTGCTCCTCTACCAATTGTTAAACTATTAACTAAAATATCAAGTGAAAAGGTCTTTGCAGCAGTTATTGTTTGAGTAGTATCAAGAGTAACATAATTACCAGCAGGTTGTTTACCATTAAACGTACTCCAATCTGTTGAACTTAACTTACCCGTATTTGTAGCCGAAGCAATAGGTAAATTAAAAGTATGAGTAGCCGTTGAACTTGATATAGCAAAGTCAGTTCCGCTTGTTCCTGTGCCTAAAAATTGTACTTGTCTTGTTAAGTTATTTAACGAAGTCAATCCCTTTGAAAAGGTTGTAACTACTTGACACAAATGATTATTCTCTGTGTGTAAAGTAACTGTTCTACCATCAACGTTTACATAGATTCTAATTGCTATTCTATCTGTTATACTTAAAACACTTGAAGCTACTGGAATCGCAAAGTAGTAAGGATTAATAACAGTTCCTTGATTAATGTACTCTGGAACTCCAACGCTTGTACCTAATAAAGTAAAAGTTGTGCCGTCATACTTATAAACCTCCGCATAAACAAAAGGGTTTCCTGTATTGTTATTTACACTAAAATAGAACTCACAATTAAAGTTACCAGCAGGTACTTCCAATAAAGCAGGATCATTAGCATCCGTTATGTAACTCGCAATATAACCTGTTGTAGAAATAGTAATGTCAGTTCCAGCACCACCAATTGGTGTTTTGCCTAATTGTCTATAAGCAACCCCACCGATTGTACCTTGACTTACACTTGAATTAAGATAATAAGAAACCGAACTTCCACCACCTGTTGATGTTGGGAAATCCGCTAAAGTACCATCCCCTCGTACATATTGAGAAGCATCGCCATCTAAAGCAGTTATTACCCCACTATTAGCGACTACTGGACCTTGTATATCCCTAACTTTTGCTTCGCCTGTTACTAAAATTTGACTCATTTATAATATTTTTATCTATTGAAAAAGACCGCGTACATACTCTCCAGCTTCTAAAGGTCTACCAAAAGTAAGAACCCCAGTTGAACTTATAAACTTAACATCATCACCCGTTGGAACTCCACTTGTTAAAATGTTTTGCGCATCCACACCACCTCTTGAAACGTACAAACAAGCATAACCGATTGTGTCCGCAAAAGTAATTGTAGTCTCGCCACCACTTGCCGTGTAACCTTTTGTTTTAACAGGATTTGAACCTACTATAATCACACCGCTTGGGTCAACCTCCGTTCCTGTTGTATTGTATGCACCTGTACCTTGTAGGCTAATATTGTAAGTAGCCACATCCTTTTGTGGTGCGTTTATTGCTAAACTTGATATATTACAAGTTCCGTTAATAATAGTCAAACCATCAACTCCGTTATCCACTACAAACTTAATCTCTATTGGTTCTCTTGCTAACTGCTTTTCAAGCATAAACAAATAAGAAAATCCAGTCAAAGTAATCAACCCATCACAAGTTACATTCCAAGTAGCCACATCATTTTTATATTCTCTAAACCAAGCACTTGATTGACTTGTTACCTCTTTTTGATCTACGTTTACATTAAACGTACAATTTGTACTACACGCAAAAGCGACATCAACCTCTGGGTCAACATCTGTTCTATGCCAATAAAGCATTACGTTATTTCCTATTACTGCTGCCATATTACAAATTTAATCAATTATCCGAATGTTTCTAATATTTCACCCGCTCCGCTAATTCTATATGCTTGTGAATAAGTATCTGTAACCAAAACTTTCCACCAAATATTCGCACCATTAAATCCAACTGTTAAGAACTCACTTGCATAGAAGAAATCACCAACCGAAGGAACACCAATATCTGCTAAGTAAACAACGTTACCAGTTAAAGGCGCAGCGAGAGCAGCCTCCTTAGTTAAATAACCATTAGACCTAAAGTGTGAATATCCTGTAACCTCTGATGGCAAGTTATTACTATCGTAAATAGTAGTCATTGTTGTTTCTACATTCTCTGGATTTATGTCTAATAAAGTAGCCATTATTACATCATTTGGTAAATCCATTGTTGAATTACCTATTATGTAACTTTTATTTTGAACAGTTATTTGTGCTGGGTCAGTATCGGAAGCAGTAATTCTCATTGCACCGCTAAATCTTCCGTCAGTTGTTTCCATACCCATAAAAGAAGCATCCAAGTTAATAATGTTCTTATTTAAGCAGTTTGAATATTGCTTAACTACTAACTCACTTAAACTTCTATAAATGTCGGTAGGATATTCTTGTCTGTACCAATTCTTTAAGTTTAAACCTGTTGAATCGCTTAAAAATCCTCTATATGAAAAGAAACCATCATTAATATCATTAAAGCCTAAAGGAAGGTCAATCTCTAAAACATACTCATTTGTATCATTGATAAAACTTTCTGTAGTTACTTGCTTAAAGTATGTTTCAACTACTAACTGAAAATTACTTGCTTCAATAGAGCCAACAGTTGATTTCCAATAAGGAGCAGAATTATCACATAAAATAAGTTCAATACTTAAATCACCTCCTATTGGTAACAAAGGCATAACCAAATCTAAATTAACTCTTGGTGTTTCTGAATCAAAAGGATAAAAATAATAATGGTCATTGAAACTTGTGTTTACCCATTGTTTATTGTTATCTAAAAATACCGAACTAACCCCATCATCAACTATTATTTTAAGAATAAATAAAGCATCTGGTCCACTTGCAGGAACTCCTAAACCTACCACATCCATATTTAAAGTTAATACATCGCTTGTATTTACTTTAGGCAAATTTATTGGTTTAACTAATGCAGTATAAGGACTTGAAAGCGAATATTCCATAATAAAAGAATTGTATCTTCTTTCTGGATATGGCTTTACATAAATTATTCCATCAACAAATCTTTCTTCTTCCCAAGAAAAAGCATTGCCTTCTGTTGGGCTTACAACTGTATAATTCTTTAAATCCCAGTTTGTAATATAATTATTTGGATATTCAACTATTTTGTCAAATCTAATCTTATTAAATCCTTTTCTTATTAGTTTAAATTGGCTATTATCTACAAAGTATAATCCACTTGTGTTAGCAGCAAAACCTTCAATATTCCCTGTTGATTCATAGATTGCATCATCAAATACTGTTCCATTACTATTGTAAATAGTAACATAATAAGAATCTTGTGCAAATTGAGTTAAAGGAACTATGTAAAAGTTTCCTTTTGCTTGAAATAATCTTGAACCAACTGATCTAACTATTTTAGTTAAAACTTCAAGACAATTTGTTGCAACTTGATTATCATTAATAAAAGTTGCATAATTTATATATGATTGACCTAATGTGTCCGCAGCTGGGTCATCCGTTCTATTATCCATATCCTCCGAATAAAAACTTACACCACTAACTATATAATAATCTAATGGATATTCTAAGTTTAATAAAGCAGTCTTTATGTAAAATATAGCCGTAAAAATATCAACTAATGTTGTTTCATCATCAATAAAAAAGGGTATTCTTTCTAACATACCCAATGAATCAATAGCATTAAAAGCTAATTCTTTTCTACCTGTTGAAAAAACATATTGAACGTTATCACTTAAAATCCATCCTTGCCAATCTAAATTTGCACCACTTAAAACTCTAACAAAATATTTTCTATCGTTCAATGTAGTAAAGTCTGGCATATCTTCTACATTGTCAGTAACATCTATTGCCACGTTTAATTGACTAACGTAAATAGGCTCAAATGTATCATCACTTCTTGGTATGTATTGTATTTGTAAACTTATGCAAGGATATTCTATTATTTCGCCATCGTAACCATCCTCATAAATAT